CATCCACATGGCAGGATAGCAACGGCATCTACGCCATTGAATGGACCTGCGAAGTCTTTGAGGATGCAACGTGGGGGCATAGCCACACGGCTACCATGACCAATCTCTTATCAGCTCTTTAAGAGCATTTCATTGTACAGAAGGACACAACATGCCTTTATCATTTAGCGAAGTACAAAAGAACGAAGCAACAGTCACCATACCTGCATACGGCGAAACGTTGACTATCGTGTACTATCCGACACAAGTAACCGATGAGGTATTCATCACGTTTGCAGGCTTCGATGGTATCACAACGGTCAAAGGTGCCAAAGATGCTCTCGTTGACCTCAATGGCTTGCTCTGCACTCTCATCAAGTCCTGGGATTTCTTTGAAGACAAAGAACAGACCGTGATGGTGCCATTGGACCCAACAAGGATGGCAAAGCTAGAACTTCCATTCAAGATGAAGTGTCTTTTCGCCATCATGAGGCACGTACGCCCGGAAGCGGATCTGCCTCAGATCCCGACTTGATTAATCTGGGGCGGTACTTAGCAATGGACGGACTTATTGGCGCAATGCCCGACTATTATCCACTCTTTGTGGCGGCACGAGCATGCAATTGTTCGGTCATGGAGCTTGCACGCTCATCAGTCTTTTGGAGGGACAAGGGGCTTATAGTGCATAACGCGGAGGCTTATGCAAGGGCGGAAAAAGAGCGGCATCAATGACCACTAGCGTTTCTTTGGGTGATCTCGCTTGTATTGGATCAGGCGGTCTACCTGTTCTTGTGTCCAAGGTGGGTGCTGATAAGGCACATACAGCGGAGTGCTTGGATCGAGGAAACCTTGCAAAACGCAGTCGATACACCAACCAGGATTGAAGCAATTGTAAGGAGAGCCCAGCGTTGGATACACAGTTTTACCGCACTGTTCACAATGATGAAAGCCTTGAGGCCAATAGCCATACCGAGACAGCACGCGGTGCCTCAAGAACTTCCATAGAGCGTATTGATGCTCCTTGAGAAGCAGGACCAACATCGGTGATTGTTGTTTGAGCAGTGCGATTTCTTCAGGCGTCATGGGTCTAGCATACCATTTTTGAGAAAGGAGGTGATTGAGATAGCCATCATTGCTTCCCAATTGATAGGGCAGGTCAGCTTAACCGGCATACAACAAGCGCAAGCAGACATGACAAGCATGAGTACAAAGACGAAGAGTGCTCAGGCAGACCTTGCGCAGTTACAATCCGTGGCAAACGAGGTTAGCAATGTCGTGCAGAATCGCTTTGCAGTGGCATTGCGCGACTCACAGGGAAGCCTGCAAGCACTTGCTAGTCAAGCATCTAATGCGGGTCTCGACACCTCCAAGTTATCAGAGCTACAAGCTAAAGCTGCGGTGGCCGCTGATAACCTTGCTGTGGCCCAGGATAGGGCGGCGATGGCATTGCAGAAGGCCGCGAACATCACGATAGACGCGGCGTCCTCCGAAGATCAGATCGTTGCAGCTCAAAATCAAGCATCGCTAGCCGCTGATAAGGTTGTCGTTGCAGAGAACGCGGCGGCGGCTGCGATGGGCAAAGTGAGCCTTGAGGCATCGACGCTTTCCAATGCAGTCATGGCAAGTTCGGAGAAAACAAGCATCTTCAGTGGCATGATGGGACGCGTGCATGAAGCATCGAGTGGTTTCTTTGGGGGGCTCAAAGCTGGCGTAGGCGGGCTACTCGAGTTCGGGTCTAAGGTTGGCATGACTGTCCTGGGCATCCAAACGATGGTAACGATGTTCATGGGTGCGGCTGATGCTGCGGGCAAGATGATCGGTGATTTCCAACAGCAGATGACGAAACTTACCACTACGGCAGGCGAATCGCAATCGAACATCAAGATGGTTGGTGAGGGGATCTTGCAGATGGCAGGGCCTACCGCTACATCTGTAAAACAACTCGGCGATGCCATGTACTGGGTGGAATCCGGCGGTGCTCGTGGCAAGAAAGCTCTTGAAGATCTCAAGATAGCCGCTATGGGAGCAAAAGCTGAGAATGCAGATCTGACCGATGTAACCAAAGCTCTCATGTTTACCCTCAACAATTATGGAGATACAGGACTTACCGCAGCAGGTGCGATGAATACGTTAATAACTGCTGTTGCAGGGGGATCACTGAGCCTACAAGATCTTTCGTCCGGTATCTCCAATGTCATGCCGACTGCTCATGCATTTGGCATCAGTTTGACCGACGTGGCTGCTGGTCTGGCTACAATGTCCGCCCAAGGAGACCCCGCAGCCGCAGCGGCTACCCACCTCGCAATGATGATCAAGACCATAGAAGCGCCATCCGCAGCAGGATCTAAGGCACTAGCTTCCATCGGACTCACCACGCAACAAGTAAGCGATGAGATGCGTAAGTCGATGCCAGGGGCTCTTGAGTTGATTATAGACCATCTCAAAAACAAGTTTCCCGAAGGTTCCACCGCTTATAACGAGGCACTCAAAAACATATCAGGTGGAAGCCGATCAATGCAGGCAATTCTAGAGACAACGGGATCGCGCCTTGATGTTTTCAAACAAAATGTAGACAAAATAACCGGAGCGGTCAAGGAAGGTGGCGACTCCATAGCAGGATGGGCAGAAGTACAAAAAAACTTCAACTTTAGGATGGATCAATCCAAGGCGGCAGTGGGAGCCCTCGCAGTCAAGATTGGCACAGAACTTGCCCCGGCGGCAACGCAACTCCTTGGCTTCTTCACTGATAAGACAATGCCAGCTCTCAATAGATTCAGTGATTGGTTTTCATCAGTAGGTATTCCTGCTCTCAAGCATTTCCCCGCTGCTGTCAGTGAGTTCTTCGCACCACTCACGACCGCTATTGGTTGGCTTGATAACTTCGTAGGCCATGGGCAAGCCGCTATCCCTATCCTGGCTGGAATTGGAGGGGTAATAACTGCCATACTTGTCCCAGCCATAATCGCTGCCTTGCCCCCCTTGGCAGCTCTAGCCATAGAAGTAGTCGCAGCTACATGGCCTTTTGTCGCTATTGCCGTCGCGGTCGGTGCTCTCACTGCTGTATTTCTGCACTTTTACAATACCAGTGCTGATTTCAGAAATGTCATTGCAAACATCGGGGAGGCAATGAAGGGTGTCTGGGCTTTCCTTGTTGATACCTTTACCCCGGTATGGATTCAGTTACAAGATGTCTGGAAAAACCAGATGCAACCCGCTGCCTCCCAACTCATGGATACCTTCAAGCAAATGCAACCCGAGTTAAAAGTTGTTGCAGAGATCCTCGGGGGTGTGCTTCTTTACCAAATCGGAGTGCTCGTAGCAGACATCGGTTTCCTCGTTGGTGCCCTCTCTGGTATCTGGAAAGGTGCGGCAGATATGATCGGAGGATATGTCCAGATCTTTGCAGGATATGTCCAAGTCATCGTGGGCTTTATCTCGCTCATCGTTGATCTTTTCACTGGGAAGTTTAGCAAGCTTGGCCCCGACCTCAAGGTTATCCTCGGAGGCGTCGGTGAAATATTTACGGGCTTTGGGAACGTGCTCAAGGGCATAGTAGACGGGATAGTTGGTGGTGTAACAGGTGGCTTTAGGGGCATGGGCGTGTCTGTTATAGGTTATCTCAATGATATAGTTCATGGTGTACAAGACAAAACAACACAAGCAAAAGATGCCGCTGATATTAATACTCTTCAGATGAAAATCAATTCTATCAAACATGCAGAAGAGACGGACCTAGGGGTTATCCAGAGATATGACCACATGCGTATGGGCATTGCCGATCAGTTGAGCAAAACAAAGGATGACACTGAGAAGAAAAGCCTTGGAATAAAGCTTACTCAAGTCACCCATGCAGAGGATACAGCGGTAAAGGTCTGGGAGTCGCATAAGAAAATGCGTGTGGACTCAGAGAGTGAGCTAGACAAGCTCAAGACAAGCTTTGCACAGAAGTGGGGGACTATTCAACAGGACATCCAAGGTTTCTTCGGCAACATTGGGCATTGGTTCTCTGATCGCTTTGCAGAGGCAAGGAAAGGCATTGTGGACGCATGGGGGAACACTGGCAAGTGGTTCCAAGACCGTGGGCGTGAAATACAAAATGTCTTTGCAGGGATAGGAAACGAAACGCAAGCTATCTTTGCTGGTATGGGGCGTTGGTTTACGGATCGATGGCATGAAACGCAGGCAGTCTTTATGGGCATAGGCGCATGGTTTCATGATCGATGGAGCGAAGCATGGTCGGCGGTAACGGGATTCTTTGGTGGTATTGGACAATGGTTCAATGACCGCTGGGCGGAAGTGATGGGAGCCACGAAGCCATTTAGGGACTACATGGGTGATGTGTTTCAAACTATCTGGAATATCCTTGTTGCGCTATGGGGCAAGCTCGGCGCGAAGTTCAATGAATGGCTCAATGATGCCAGGATATTTTTCACGCCTTTTGTAAATTTTGTTCACGATAAGTTTGCGGAAGCGTGGGCAAAGGTCACTGCGGTATGGGGATTCCTCGGTAAATATTTCAATGATCGCTTGGAAGAAACGAAGAAGATCCTTGGTTTCGTCGGAGGGGTATTCTATGTCGCTTTCAAAGCAGCATGGGATTTTGTTGTTGGGATTTGGAACTTCTTGGGCAAATGGTTCGGCGATCGCTGGCAGGACACAAAAAATATCCTTGGAGGCGTCGGTAACTTCTTCCATGACCTTTTCAAAGCAGCGTGGGACAGAGTAACTGGTATTTGGAACTTCTTGGGCAAATGGTTCTCTGATAAATGGGAAGAAACGAAGAAAACGTTGGCCCCCGTCACTGGCTGGTTTCATGATCTCTTCCAAGGAGCATGGGACAAGGTAACTGGCGTCTGGGGCTTCTTGGGCAAATGGTTCAATGATCGGTGGAACGAGGTCTTAGGCGGTGTCAATACCTTCAAAAACAATATCATCAATAGATTTACGGACCTTAAAAATGGGGTCACGGATATATTCCGTGGGATGATCAATGGAGTCATCGATCAGCTCAATAACGGTATTCACGGGCTCGTCAATTTTATCAACTTCTTTGGGCAAAAACTTGATGACCTTGCCACAGCACTTGGTACGACGGGTACTATCAAGCCGATATCATTTGTACCTATCCCACACTATGCACAAGGCACCGACTCCCATCCAGGCGGGCTCATGGTTGCAGGAGAAGAGGGACCTGAGCTTATCATGGCCCCTCCAGGTACCAAGGTAGCCACGCACAAAGAAACCAAGGATATCCTTAGTCTGCTTGGAGGAAATGGCAAGATCCCTGGTTACGCGGACGGCATTGGAGATCTCGGTAGCAAGATCCTCTCATGGATCGCAGGGGGTGCACAAAACGTCCTTGATAACCTCATTGCCACAACGCATATCGCAGCGCCCTCAATCCTTGGGATGTCCAACATTGCATCGGGGATCTTCAACAAAGTCAAAGATTGGGCTCTCGGTTGGGTTACCAAACTGATACCCCACTTTGACTTCAGTAGCGGGGGTGGTACAGGGCAAGGGACACCAGTGAGCATACCGGGAAACCTTCAAAGCTGGATAGCACAAGCAATGGCAATCACGGGTGTTCCCGGAAGTTGGGCGGGTGCTCTAGCTCAGATCGCCTTACACGAGAGTGGGGGGAATCCAAACTCAGTGAATAACTGGGATAGCAATGCACAAGCGGGCCATCCTTCACAGGGACTATTCCAGATGATACCAAGCACTTTTGCGGCACATATGATAAGTGGGCATGGTAATATACTGAACCCCGTCGATTCAGGAATTTCTGCAATTCGATACATTCAGGGTAGATACGGTGATGTGTTTCACGTACCGGGTATTCAAGCGATGGCGGCAGGACAAGCATACGTGGGATATGCGAACGGCGGTGTGATCGATGAGCCCATTGCTGGCATGGGTTTACGTACTGGTACAAAGTATTCCTTTGGAGAACGGGGGAGAGAGACGGTGGTTCCTGGGATATATCTTCCAGGAGGCGTTAACCTTGCACAATCCCTTTCACAAGGCACTGCCCCAGCGTCGTCATCAAGAACACCACAGGAATTGATCTTCCAAGTGGACGGTAGAACATTCGCACGCCTCAATCTGCCTTACCATGTGGCAGAGGTTAGAAATCAGGTGGGAGTGCGCATATGAGTTACGCTGTCACAATTAATGGGCTCGATAACACAGTGGACTTCATTGTGCTTCAAGGAACACTTCAATGCCAGAGCAGCATTGGAAAGCACGGACAAGCATCGTTTACCGTTGAAACGAACTCTGATATCCACCTTGCACAATATCAACAAGTCAGCGTATTTGACCAGAATGGGGTACTGGCTTTCTCAGGATACATGAATGATCCTGAAGAGGCTCCTAACGGGTGGAATGATCCGACTGGGTGGAATGGAACAATTCGACATGCTATAAGTTGTACCGATCAGGTCTTCTGTGCTTCCAAGAGGCGTATAGCTGCCAGTTATACCAACAAGACGTGTGGCTTTATCGTACAAGATATTCTCACTAATATCCTTGCGGCAGAGGGTGTCACACTCGGCCAGATCTATGATGGGCTAACGCCTTCGCCTACGCTGCTGCCCAGCTTGACGCTTTACCCGGGGGGTAATGTCGGACTCATACCACAAGCAAACTTTGGTTACTGTAAAGTCAGTGAGGCACTGGACTCCCTTGCAGCGGCGGCGAGTAACTCTGGCGTTCCGTACTACTGGATGATTGACCAGAACAAAGCCTTGTGGTTTGTGCCCTATACCACGATCACCAACGCCACGCTCATTGATGGTTCCCAACAGGAGAACATCAAAGTCAAGCGCGGCAATCCTACCTATCGCAATCAGCAGATAGTCCTTGGAGGCGTAGCGCAGACCATCACTCAAAATGAGACCAGGAAGGGTGATAGCGTGACTGTGGCATGGCCGATGAAGTACGACCTTGCAACGGTTCCAACGGTCACAGTGAACGCCGCAGCGAAGACAGTGGGCATCAATGGCGTCGATACAACGCAAGATTGGTTCTGGAACAAGGGGTCTCCCCTCATTACACAGAAAGAGGGGGCTACAAAGCTTATAAGCACTGATACCCTTGCAGTTAGCTATACGGGACAATACCCAAACACCGTTATATCCCAAAGTGCAGATCAAGTTACCTACCAAGCATCCATTGATGGGACATCCGGCATCATTGAGGACCTTACCAACGATGACTCGCTCAATGATACAGCGAGCGCCCTGGCATCAGCGTCGGCTTCATTGACACTCTATGGACAGCCAGGGCTCGTGTTGACGTTCGATACGATGCAATCAGGCTTTGCTCCTGGTCAAATGGTGACCGTCGATCTTCCTTGGCACGGCATCCATATGGAGCAAATGCTCATTGAAAGCGTTGTTGCCAGCGACTCCCAAGATGGCATCAATGTGTGGTATTCTCTCGTGATGCTGCAAGGACCTTATGATACAAGCTGGCACTTCTTTTGGTCGAAATTGTTAAAAACACCCAATCCAGCCAATGCTATCAACTTGCAAACTACTACATCGACCAATATAAACCAGCCTTTTACAGCGAGTGTGACGGATACCGCAGTGTTGACTGCTACCGTTTTTGCATGCCCCATCATGGGTAATTCTACTATTATGAGCGCAAGCCTAATCATGTGCTGAGTGAGGTGCTAAATGTCGGCCATTACCGTTACCACCGTTGGCAAGAACCTGCTAAGAGACGCCAGAAAAGGCACAAACACTGCCAAGGTTACGTACGTTGCTTTGGGTACGGGGAATTCAGCGCCTACCGCCGCGCAAACAAGGCTTGACGCTGAAATCTTTCGTAAAGCTATAAGTAGTTATACGTCAGGGGGTACAGGGGAGAGTCTGGCAAACGGATATATAGCGCCAACGGATGCTGTAGGTGTTGCCATTGCCGAGGTTGCGTTCTTTGGAGGCAGCAGCGCTACTTCTACGCCTAACAGTGGCATCATGATAGCGAGGGGCCTCTATGCGCATACAAAATTGGGAACAGAGTCGATCACAATGGTTTTTGACGAAACGATTACTTAGGAGGTATAGAAGAAATTGGGCAGCTACACAGATCAGGGTCCATTTGTTTCAGGAACAACACCAGTTACAGCAGCGTTATTTACTGCGATTAATAATTGGATCTTAACAATGGATGATGCGAACATCAATGCTCCAGGTTCAGGACAGCTTAGCATGCTGAAACTTGCACTGACCACGGGTACAGTGAAACGCATTGCTAAAGCCACGGGGTCAGCAACGCAAACCATTACACACAACTGGGGAGAGCAAGCTGACATCGTACTTCCTTACTACAATGGTGCATTTGGTACGGCTCCGACGCAGGCACTCGCGGTCAAGAGTGAGACAGCCAATTCCTTTATCGTTGTGGGACAGACAGGCTATTCATGGTCAGCATTATATATAAAGTTCTAAGGGGGTTATTGTGACCTATAATACATATACGGCAACAGGACCATTTAGTGATGGGTCAGCCCCAGGCATTTCTTCGAGCTTTCTCAACGCAGTGGAGACTATGCTTACCGCAGGGTGGTTCGATAGCCTCATCACAAGCGACCATGCAGGAGGTTTACAGGCCGTGAGTCTCAAGCCCACGCTAGCAGCAGTAACTGTCAATGGTACAACATCAGGAAGCGCAAACCTGTATCAGTTTATCCAGGGCGCGGTCATCAAAGCTTTTCTGTTGCAGTTCGTTGGGTACAGGAACAGCAGTGCAACAGAGCAGAGATTGACATTGCCAACCCCGTTCACGACACGATGCCTGTTCCTGGCTGGACACGTTACAAATGCCTCCGTATGGAATGGGGGATCGCAGGTAGCAAGCCAGCTAGCCGATGTTGATGGCCTTGGCGCATCAGGAGGAACAAGCGCAGGATACACCAATTTTCACCCTATGGACTTCGGTGAAATAACAAGCGCCTTTGACCAACTCGGTCTCGGTATCTCACAGGCATCGACTTTCACTGGCTTGATCTTTGGTATAGGCATCTAGCCATTGTTACAACGGCATTCCGTACCATAGCATCAAAAACACGATGTAGGCAAAGAGTCCAAGGAGGATCAATGCACCTATAGCAGTAAGCACTAGATAGAGAATGTTTTTCATACATCCATAGAACGCATCGCACCAACGATGGTCACGCCTTGAATAACAAAGAAGCTCGATGAGACACCGGGGTATCCTGGCAATCGACTTGAACCTCCAAGAGAGGACAAGCACCCATGGCAGGTAAATCAGCATATCTTGAAGATAAAATGCTTAACTGGATGAAGGGGACCGCATTCGGTACCGCACCTACTACCGTTTATGTCGCCCTTTTCACTACAAACCCGACCGCAGACGATGGCACTGGTGCCGTTGAGGTATCAACGGGTAGCTATGCACGCGTAGCTATCACTACTTCTAGTGGATGGTCCGCTATCAGCGGTTCTGGTACAAGCCCCCATCAAATTAGCAATGCTGCAACAGTGACATTCCCAACACCTACGGGCAACTGGGGCGCTATCATTGGCGTAGCCATTTATGATGCGTCAACGGCAGGAAACCTATTATACTGGAACAGCATCACGAGTCAGACGATCAATACTGGCGTTATTGCATCTTTTGCCGCCGCTGCCCTAGTGATCTCAGACGATTGAGTATATAAATCAGGCATAAAATGCAAGGATGCATACATGCTTGAAATACACAAGAAAGGAGGTGATATTGGTGGCTTGGTTTAACACATCATACCTGTACAAGAAGCAACTGACTCTAGACCATACAAAGGTAAGCACTGCCGATCAAAGTAACTTTCCCATGCTTGTTTCCAGGACTGACGCGGATCTCAAGGTTGTTGGCAGTGGCGGCAAAGTCCAGAATAGCTCGGGATTCGATATTATCTTCGTAGATAGCACTGAAACAACTAAGCTTGACCATGAAATAGAGAAGTATGTCTCGACAACTGGTGAGATCGAGATGCATGTGAGGATACCCACGGCATCGAGCACAGTTGATACTGTTATTTATATGTACTTTGGCAATAGTTCTATATCCACATCACAGGAAAACAAAACAGGCGTATGGGATAGCAATTTTGTTGGTGTGTGGCATATGAACGATAATGCTGCAAATACGACGGTTAAGGACTCCACAAGTAGCGCCGCTAATGGTACAAATGCAGCAAACACAAGTGGAAAGACAGCAGCAGGTCAGATAGGCAATGGGTTAACATACAACGGCACAACTGACTATACCTCCATCCCGCTTAATCTATCGGGTACCAGTGTCGTTACAGTCTCCATGTGGCTAAAATGGACAACATTTGCCAACAATGATGCGCTGGCTGCGGAATTTACTGCGAATCACAATGGTTCACAGGGGGGATTTATTGTTAACCCAAATTGCAGTAGTTTCGGCGGTAATATTTTTGAGGCGGATGTTTTAGGCAACGTGGGGTACAACAGCCGTTCTTTTAGTAGGCCCTCTGCTGGTGTTATGCACAAATATACATTTGTGTTTGATAAGACTCAAGCGACATCAGGAGAAGTCACTGCCTATGTCGATGGAAGCGCGGCTTCCACCACGCAAGTGCAAAGTAGTGATAATACTAATGCCTTTGCCAACGATACTCTCTACCTTATGAGTCGTGGTGGCTCCTCCCTCTTTGGGGCAGGGACTCTTGATGAATTGCGTGTCTCGAAAGTGGCACGCACGGCAGGCTGGGACACAACCGAATACAACAATCAGAGCAGCCCGTCAACGTTTTATAGTGTTGGCACACTCACAACACAGACCGCCTCTCTTGCGGTGACATTGACAGGCGTGGACGTACTCACACCAACGCTTGCGGTTTCTACCCCTCTCTCGGTCACGCTTGCAGGAGTCGGGACACTAACAGCCAGTAGTGCGCAACTCAAGACAGCACTCTCGACAAGCTTAGCAGGCGTCGGAACGCTCACACCAACGCTTACGGCATCGCTAGCACTTCCTTCGGCTACCCTTGCCGGGGCAGGAGCACTAACAGTAGGCACCCCGTCGCTTGCCACGGCTCTCTCTACAACCCTGGCGGGCAATGGTGTGCTCACACCAACCCTATCAGCGGTGCTTACATTGTCATCAGTGGCATCCATGGGGCAAGGGTCACTAACACCTACTCTAGCAGCGGCGCTAGCGCTTCCTTCGGCAACCCTTGCTGGTACCAGCACGCTTACAGCTTCCTATGCACTCTCTACATCATTCTCTACATCGCTAGGCGGTATAGGTGTGCTTGTACCGTCGCTATCAGCGCAGATGGCCCTAGGTAGCGCAACACTAGTGGGCGCAGGTACTCTCACAGCTAGTAGCGCACAACTCAGTGTAGACCTCTCCACGACATTCGCAGGTGGGGGTACCCTTACACCAACCTTCTCAGCAGCGCAGGCACTTCCTTCAATTGCCCTTGTGGGTACCAGCACGCTTGCATCTGGCACTCCGTCGCTATCGACTGCTATTGCCGTGACACTCGTTGGTATTGGCGCCCTCAATCCAGCATTATCTGCTCAAATAAACCTCGGTAGCACGCCGCTAGCAGGCGCAGGGACTCTCAATGGTGCCTCATCGCTATCCACAGCGCTAGCAACGTCATTCGACGGTATGGGTGTGCTAAACCCAACTCTTGCAGCATCTATGGACCTCGGTGGTGCGGTATTCAATGGCTCCAGTGCCATTTCAGCGGTCTCAACGCGGAGTACTGCTCTTTCAAATACGCTTGCAGGGGTAGGGACACTCGCTAGCAGTAGCATAGATTTGAGCACTGCTCTTTCAACGCAATTCGATGGTATCGGGGAACTTCTCGGTGCGCTCTCAACGAACAACACGGCTAATCTCGCAGTGTCGCTGGACGGTCAGGGGACACTAACAGAGACACTATCACTGGCAACGCCGCTAATCACAAGCCTTGACGGTATCGGGGGCCTTACAGGTGCGATAGCGCTCTCCACCACGCTTGCCGTTGCCTTCGCTGGGTCAGGGATACTCGCTGAGACGCTTGGTCTTTCTACAAGTCTTGTCACGCATCTTGATGGGGTCAGCGTGCTCACTGCTACTCCATCGCTAACCACTGGCCTCTCTGCAAGCTTTGTTGGTCAGGGAACACTCTCCGCCACGCTCTCAGCAGGTAACACAGCTAACCTCGTAGCGACAATGCCAGGCGTGGGAGCGCTATCGGGATCTGGCACCTTCTCCGTAGCGCTTGCAACGGCATCCCTAGATGGCACTGGGATACTCACTGGTACCGTTGCACTCAGCGCAAGCCTTACAGTAGTGGCTATGACGGGGCAAGGAACGCTAGCGGGTACTGTGGGATTGTCTATTGCGCTTGCAACAACGCTCATCGGTACTTCATCGTTCTCCGCTGGATTTTCATTGCCTGTTGCGCTCTCTGTAATCTTTGCAGCGCACGGTACACTTTTTGCACAGTTTAGTGGTGCGCTGCCACTACCCTCTGTTGTCATAGCTAGGGGGAACAATAGCCGCGATGGGATCGTTGAGACGCACGCAACACGCGATGGGATCGTGGGGGTGCACTCAGCAAGAGATGGGGTCGTCATAGGAAAGGGAAACTAGCATGAGCCAATCTCCATGGACACAAGGCGATACAAGGGAGTCCTGGACATTTCTCCTGGAACCGGATTCAGGGAACTTTGATACTTCAGGGCTAACCACTGCGAACTTTGCCTACTTTCAGCGCAACATGTCCAATGGCGTTGAACGGCAAGGTGATGGCTCATTCAACAATCTCATTGCTGCATCAGGTGGTAATCCAGCACAAATCACGTATCAACAATCCGCTAATGATGTGGCAAATCTAGGGCTTT